GACCCTAATGATTTTGAATTTGCAGATGGTGGACGTGTACCTATGTTCGCTGGTGGTGCCGCAAGAATTGGTTATCAAGCTCTACGTAAGTATGGTATTGAAGCAAAAGATATTTCAAGATTGTTTGCAAGTCTAGGATCCGACAAAAGTTTAGTTGGAAAAGAAAAAACAGAATATTTTAGAAACCTGCACAAGGTATTAAGAAATCCTGATGACTACCCAGATGGCATTAGAGAAATACAAATACAATTAGGCATAGACATTCCAGGACTTAAAAGCGGCGGTCTTGCCGGCATCCTGGAGGTGTAATGGCTCAAGCCCCTTATTTAAGTACACAAAAACAATATAAAGGAAAATATATTGTAAAAGATTTGTTTACAAAAAACATGTCTTCTAAATCCACTGGTGATGATTTATTTTCAATGGTTGAAACATCTCCAAACGGTAGAGATGGTATCTTTGATACGAGAAAAGAAGCGTTAGAAGCTATTGAAGAAAGAAAACTAGAGACAGGTAGAGGGCTTAGTTCAAAAGAAATAAATAAAAAGTATTCAAAATATATTAAAGCAGAAGGTTTTGATAAGTGGGAAGAAACAGATGATGCAGCTAAAAAAAGAATTAAACAGTCTTATAGATATGACAAAGGACTAGGTTATCAAAAAATAGGTCTATCTAAAATTAAAAATAAAACAATTGATTTGTTAGAAAAAAAACAACCAATCAATCCAAGAACCGGATTACCTTATACACAAGAAGAATTTATAGATTTAACACCTGGACAAAAAACAAAACTATCAGCACGATTACGAGGCATAAAAAGAAAAGACGTAAAGTATAAACCAAGACAAGGTTACTATCCTGAGAAAGATGCAAACAGATTAGTTAATTACATGAAGATTGCTGCAGAGCGGCAAGAAAAAGCAGGAATACCTGCAGCAGAAAGAACCTACACAACTGTGTTTGATAAAAATAATAAATTTATTGGTGTAAATGATATTAGAAAAAATCAAGTATACACTCATGTAGATTACAATTTAGCAAAAGAAGGTGCTATTGCAGGAAAAGTAATTACACAACATCCTGATTATGAAGACATGCAAGGTTTTTTTAAGGTTGCAAAAAAATTTAAATATCAATCGCCGGATAAACTACTGGGTAGTTATTTCTCAAAATATGAAAGAGTTCCAACATATAATGAAATATATAATTTCTTTACCACTGATAGAAATGCTTCTTTAAAAACTTTTAAAAATAACTCATTAACTTTACAACACCAAGAGTTAATTTCTAAACAACCTACTAAAAATTTTCAGCTGTTAACACAAATAAAAAATACTCAAGCTGCAACAATTATGAATAGATTAAACAGAGGAGAGATATCTTCTCAACTTGCAGACTATGAATTAAAAAAAATAGGTGCGGCTCAAGAAGGATTAGGTGTTGCATCAGAAACAATAACACCTGGTAAAGGACTTGGTGTTGCTAAAAGAGAAGCAGTAAGATTATTTAAAGATGCTGTTAAAGTAAATCCAAATATTCCAGACGACATGGCGTCTAGATTAAATATAAAATTTCTTGATGACATAAGAGCTGATGCAGCAGCAGACGGTCCTATATGTAAACTAGTTAGAACTAAAAAAGCAGATGGAGGAACTATAAGTTGTGTCAATGCTGTCGAAGAAGCCATACAAGAAAACCCTAAAAAATTAGCACAAGATGCAAGTAAGATAGGTAAGTTTAAACAAGCAGCTACAGGTTTCTTAGGATTCTTAAAAGGCCCTGGTCCAAAAACATTTGGTGCCGGTGCAGCTGTAGGAACTGCAATAGGATTAGTCAAAGCATTTAGAAACGACGATCCAACAAGTTATTTATCAAACGAAGATCAACAGAAAAGTATGTTAGTAGATATGGCAACACAACCTATCACAACAGACTTTGAAAGACCTGCAATATTAGATTATCAACTACCTGCATTGGGTGCAACACTTGCAGGAACAACAGCGCTTTCCGCGCCATCAACAATCAAAGCAAGTAAATCAAGAGCACTTGGTATTGAAAGAAAACCAAAAGGTGCAATTAAAACAGGTTTAAGAGTTTTAGGAAGAGGACTTGGAGTTGCAGCATCACCTGCATTACTAGCACCATTTATGGCTGGAGATATTGCTAGTCAAGTTGCAGAAGGAGATTCAATTTCTGATATTGCAACAGACCCATTAAACTACACGTATCCAATATTTGCTGAACAAACGGATAAATTAACTAGAGGGTTAAATCCATCACTTAGAAAAGCTGCTAGATTAGGTTTACCGAAAGTAGCTCTTAGAGGTATCTCTAGACTAGGAATAGGTGGACTAGGTGCCTCTTTAGCTATACAAGGATTAGGACTATTAGATGATTAAAAAATTAACAACCACAATCCCACCTCTTAGAGGACCTAACCCACAAGGGTTGAATGTTCCTGAAAAAAAGATTATAGTAGTAAAGAACTCGGAGAAAAATAATGGCAGATATAGACAAAGCTTTACCAAACGTAGAGCAGGAAATAAAATTACCTAGCGAAGAAGAGATAGCAGAAGCTTCTCAAGACAATATTGAAGAACAAGTTGGACCAGAAGATGTTCAAGTTGAACAAGACGAAGACGGTGGTGCTACAATTACTTTTGATCCTGAAGCTGTAAACCAGCCAGGAACTAACGAACATTTTGATAACTTAGCAGACTTATTACCTGAAGATGTTTTAGGTAGATTAGGTTCTGAACTTTTTGAAAACTACACACAATACAAAGCATCTAGAAAAGATTGGGAAGATGCATATACAAAAGGTTTAGATTTATTAGGATTTAAATATGAGACAAGATCTCAACCATTCTCAAATGCAAGTGGTGCAACACACCCTGTATTAGCAGAAGCAGTAACGCAGTTTCAAGCGCAAGCTTACAAAGAATTACTTCCAGCGACTGGTCCAGTACACACTCAAATTATGGGTATACCTTCGAGGCAAAAAGAAGAGCAGTCAACGAGAGTAAAAAATTTCATGAACTATCAACTCATGAACGTGATGAAAGAGTATGAACCCGAGTTCGATCAGTTACTTTTTTATCTCCCTCTTAGCGGCTCTGCTTTCAAGAAAATTTATTACGATGAAATTCTTGACAGAGCCGTGTCTAAATTTGTTCCGGCAGATGACCTGATAGTTCCATACACTGCAACATCTTTAGAAGATGCAGATTCAATCGTGCATGTCTTAAAAATGTCAGAAAATGAATTAAGAAAAAAACAAGTATCTGGTTTTTATAGAGATATAGAAATTACACCAGGCTACGCACAAGAAACAGAAATAGAGAAAAAAGAAAGAGAACTTGAAGGAGTCAAGAAAACTAGAGATGAACAAATGTTCACTATTCTAGAAGTACATACAAATATTGATCTAGAAGGTTTTGAAGATAAAGACATGGAGCAAAACCCGACAGGAATTAAACTTCCTTACATTGTAACTTTAGATACATCGTCAAGAGAAGTTTTGTCAATTAGAAGAAACTTTAAACCTGAAGATCCAACAAAAAGTAAAGTAGAATATTTTGCACACTTTAAATTTTTACCGGGTCTAGGTTTTTATGGTTTTGGTTTAATCCACATGATCGGTGGATTATCACGAACTGCAACGAATGCACTTAGACAATTATTAGACGCTGGTACGTTTTCAAATATGCCAGCTGGATTTAAGCAAAGAGGTATTCGTGTTAGAGATGAAGCGCAATCGATTCAACCTGGAGAGTTTAGAGATGTAGATGCACCTGGAGGAAACATCAGAGACGCATTTATGCCTTTACCTTTCAAAGAACCATCAGCAACATTATTACAATTAATGGGAATAGTGGTTCAAGCAGGACAACGATTTGCCGCCATTGCTGACATGCAGGTCGGTGACGGCAACCAACAGGCCGCTGTTGGAACGACCATTGCTCTTTTAGAACGTGGTTCCAGAGTCATGTCAGCCATACATAAAAGATTGTATGTGGCACTTAAAAAAGAATTTGTATTGTTAGCTGACGTATTTAAAACATATCTTCCACCAGAATATCCGTATGACGTTGTAGGTGGACAAAGAAATATCAAGGTTGCAGACTTTGATGAAAAAGTAGATATCTTACCTGTTGCAGATCCAAACATATTCTCACAATCACAAAGAATAAGTTTAGCTCAAACAGAATTACAACTTGCAATGTCTAATCCTGGAATGCATAATTTGT